ACTGGGCAAACGCTGCGACCACTGGCGAAGGGGCAAACGCTGCGACCACTGGCGACTGGGCAAACGCTGCGACCACTGGCGACTGGGCAAACGCTGCGACCACTGGAAAACATGCCGTAGCCGCCGCCCTTGGAATTGAAGCCAAAGCCAAAGCATCCGAAGGCGGCGCAATCGTGCTGGTGCATCGCACCGATAGTGGAGATTTGCTCCACATCCGCGCAAGCAAAGTTGGCGAAAACGGAATCAAACCCGATGTTTGGTACTCGCTGGATGAGTCTGGCGCATTTGTGGAGGTGGAGTGATGCACTTAGACGCAATCGAACACGCCGACGAGATTGGCGCAATGCAAGACAGCTTGCTAGCTCGGCAGATCAAGGCTGAGAAACAGGCAGAAAGCGAAATCCGCGAACTGCTCACAAAGACAGTGCGCAAGGTTGACCCGAAGCGCTTAAGCCTGCCCTTCCCAATCGTGCGCAATGGTGGATTGGTCATCGCTGCTCTGGATATGGATGAAGCCATTGCAGACACGGTTAGCTCAGGCAAGCCGCTAGACGCGCTTTTGGCTGTGTTTGCGAATAGCGAATGCCCACACGTTGCTGCTCTGCGTGAAGCTGTAGCGGCTGATTACATCCGCAGAAATGCGGCAGAGATTGGAGAGGCAACCACATGAGCAAGCACACACCAGCCACTCCAACGCAGTGCGATGGAAGTTGCGAACACCACGAAGGCGAGGTTGTCTCTGTGTCCGTTCAAGGATGGGGCAACTTCAAATATTGCAGCGCTGCGATTGCAGAAGACCGCAAGCGCGGATTGGTAGTGACGGAAGTTGAAAAGGCAGAAGGACAGCAGCAATGAACACCCTAACCAACTGGCTCCTAGCCATCCCCCTTGCCTTCCTTCTGGGTGCCTTGGGCATTGCCTTGGACGGTGAAGACCGACGCGACGAGATGCGGGTGTTCACCGAACTGGACACAGCCCAGAAGCAAAGCGCCGCCCTCATGCGCCGCGAGATTGCAGGCCGTGCAGTCTGCAAAGAGCGCCACGGCGAAGCAGATGCACGGTGGGACGACGAGGGAAACCTGATCTGCCGCCCTCGCAAATTTAAGGAGGTAGCCGCGCTATGAGCTGGTTTCCTTTCATCGTTTGCATGGTGCTGGTTGTGGCTCTTTTCTCCGGCAAGTTCATCCGGCACGGGGATGGGCCGCTACTCAGTGACGAAGAGATAGACCGCGCAGGGCTTCATGCCTTCTATCGCGAAATGCTTTTTCTGATTCTTGGCCTCGTTATCGGGGCCTGCCTTTTTGCCCTGTTTGCGGGGTATGCCGCTTATTCAACTTATTGAAAGATCACCATGAGCAACGACATTGCCCTACTCTCTGAAGCAGTCTATGCACTGCGGGAAAACTTCACCACTGTCGCTGTAGACCGTGGCGTCAACTTCGACAAGGAAGCCGGTTTTGCCCTCCAAATCCTGAGTTCTAGCGACTTCATGATGAAGGCGGCAATGAACAACCGCGCATCTGTTGAAAACGCCGTCACCAACATTGCAGCTATCGGCATCAGCCTGAACCCCGCCAAGAAGCAGGCGTATTTGGTGGTGCGCAAAGGTGTTGTGTGCCTGGACATTAGCTACATGGGCCTGATTGACCTTGCCGTAGGCGCGGGGGCCATCCTTTGGGCACAGGCGAACATTGTCCGCAAGCACGACAACTTCATTGTTAACGGCTTCGACAAGCCTCCGACCCACGGCCACGACCCCTTTGCAGGCGCTGACGCCCGAGGGCCAATCGTTGGGGCCTATGTGGTGGTCAAAACGCCTGACGGTGAGTACCTGACGCACACAATGGACATTGACAGCATCTATTCCATCCGTGACCGCTCCGAGGCTTGGAAGGCTGGGCAAAAAGGGCCTTGGCGCTCTGACGAAGGCGAAATGATTAAGAAGACGGTGGTTAAACAGGCCTACAAATATTGGCCCAAAACCGCCAAGTCTGAGCGCCTTGACCAAGCGATTCACCACCTCAACACCGAAGGCGGCGAAGGTCTGGAGTCGATCACCAACACCGGCTCCAAGTTCAATGCGACTGACTTGCAAAAGTGGATTGAACAGGCCAACAACGCCCGCAACGATGTTGACTTGTCCACCATCTGGACAAAGGGTCTGGCCGAAATCAAGCCATCGAAGGACATGGAAGCCTACAACCGCTTCAAAGAAGCCGTGGTGACTCGCGGCGCTTACCTGAAGGCCAACGCCCCCACCGATGTGACGCCGAAGGCCAAACCGGCGCAGCAACAAGCGCCCAAGACCTTCGACCAAGTTATGTCAATGCTGGTCAACGCCAAAACCCTCGACCAGCTTTATGAAGCGGGCAATCTGCTTGAGGGAATCGCAGACCCCCAAGAGCGCGGCATTTTGTCGGGCAAGTTTGAAGAGCTGATACCCATTCTGGAGGCCGCATGATCTACAGCACCGCACCCCAAGGAAGTGAAATCTGGCACGAACTGCGCAGGGGCCGCATTACCGGCTCCAAGTTCAAGGCGGCGCGGGACTTCACCAAGACCGGCAAGCCCTCCGCAAAGCGCACCCTCTACGCCTATGACGTGGCGCGTGAGCGGTTTGGCGGCAAGGTGGAGGGCAACTACCAGACCTACGCCATGAAGTCGGGCCAAGAGCAGGAGCCATTTGCCCGCCAAGCCTACGAAACCACCACCGGCCACATCGTCCACGAAGTCGGGTTTGCAATGACCGAGTGCGGCATGTTCGGCCTAAGCCCCGACGGTGCGGTCCACACCGACCCAGAGGGGCCAGGGGGCGTAGAAATCAAGACGATGTTTGGCAGTGAAAACCTGTTCAGCACCGTGATTGAAGAGGATTACAGCGAGTACATCGACCAGTGTTTGGGGTACATGCTGTTTCTCGATTGGCAGTGGGTTGACCTGTGCCTCTGGTCGCCTGACCTTGAAGAGAAGGGCTTAGGGCTGGTGATTCACCGAATCCACCGCAAAGACAACCTAGAAGCAATCGCCAAGCTGAAGGCCGATCTAGACGCCTTTGCCTCCTTGGTGCGCGAGTACGAGTCCGCACTGAAGAAGAAAGCCGCCGCCAATGTGGTTGCCCTGTCTACCCACATCAGCGAAGTGTCCGAGCAGTTTGACGCTGTATCGGCGTAACGCATTCGGGGCGGCTATCCGCTGGCCGCCCCACTTATTGAAAGCAGAGCATGACTCAATACCTCATTGCCCACATCGGCCACACCCATGGCTATCACGACCACATTACGTGGTGGAACCCGAACAGCAAGGGCTATACGGTTTGCATCGACAAGGCTGGGCTGTACGACGAAGAAGAAGCGCGGAGCATTTGCAAATACGGCCAATGCATCGCAGTGACCAAGGAAGTTACGCAGCCACTGGCCCGCACAACGCCCTACTACCGGCGCAGCGATGGAACGTTGAACAAGCTGTATGACGGCGGGCCGCATAGCGTTGTACCCAACTCTTTACAGGATTGGAAGGTGCTACTGGCAAGCCGCCTCAATGGATGCGGCAAGGCCGACAAGCCTACACCAATCACCGCAGCCAAGGCGCGGGCCATCTACCTGACGCCCGAAGCCTTGGCCGCATGAAACCCCTCCCCGAGCGGGAAATGCTGCGCCACACAGCCCGCGTGTTTCTGACTGAAGCACGTAGGCGCAAGGGTTCGGAGTTCTCCGCAACCCTATACCGATGGGCCTGTAACGCCCGCACCAAATCACACAAACGCCCTGTTAAGCAGGGCGAACTTTTTTAGGACTCCCATGTTTAAAAACCTGATTCTGTATCGCGTGACAAAAGACCCCATGGTGCTGGCTGACTTCTCCGCCTATGCATTCGAGCCTTGCGGCGCTCATCAAGAAAAGTCAATCGGCTGGGTGCCGCCCCGAAGCCAAGAGTTCGGCGCACTGGTGGAAACCATTGGCGGCCACAAGCTAATGAAGCTGATGACGGAAACCAAAACAGTACCGGCATCCGTAGTCAAGCGCGGTGTCGATGCTCTGGCCGCAGAGATTGAGAAATCCACCGGGCGCAAGCCAGGGAAGAAAGAGCGCCGGGAAATGGCCGACGAGGTGCGGCAAAACTGCTTGCCCTATGCATTTACCAAGCAATCGGCCACCCTGATCTGGGTGGATACCCAATCCGGTCTACTGGCGGTGGATGCATCGAGCCAACCCAAGGCAGACGACGCTATCACCATGCTGCTGAAGGCATACGAAGGGCTGGAGCTGCAACTTCTGAACCCGCAGACAAGCCCAGCGGCGGCAATGGCCTATTGGCTGACCGAGCAGGAAGCGCCCGAAGACTTCTCGATTGACCGCGAGTGCGAACTGAAAGCCAGCGACGAGAGCAAAGCAGTCGTGAAGTACGGCCGCCACCCGCTCGACATCGAGGAAGTCGCCCAGCACATCCGCGCCGGGAAGATGCCGACCAAGCTGGCGCTGACGTGGAATGACCGGGTTTCGTTTGTTCTGACCGAAGGCCTACAGATCAAGAAGCTTGCGATCTTGAATGTGGTGTTTGAAGACCACTACGGCGGCAATAGCCCCGATGCAGATCACTTCGACGCAGACATGGCCATCACTACCGGCGAACTGTCCAAGATGATTCCGGCGCTGATTGAGGCGCTGGGCGGGGAGGTTGTATGACACCGTTTCAAAAACTCAAACACCTCGTTTTGCTCAAGCAGCAAGTGTGGGAACCTGAATTCCTGCAAGGCGTGGAAATCACCGCCGACAACGTGGACGCGCTCTACGAGGAACACAGCCAAGACTGGAAGCTGCAAGACGCAAAGAACGAAGTGCGATGCAGTGGCACCAAGACCGGCCTTAAAGCGCCCTACTCACGCCACTACGAAGTTGACGCTGTAGCAGCCAAGTACGTTGACGGCTCTTGGATTGGCTGGGCGTATTGGTACGGCGGCGGAAAGCACGGTGAGCCAGAGGCTATCGACTGGATGGAAGACGCCTACGCGGTGAACTGCACCGAGGAAGAAAAGGTGGTTGTGGTTCGCACGTTCACGGCACCAGAAGCCGCATGACCCCCGCCCAAATGGAAGCCGCCTGCCTAGCTGCCATTCCCGGCGGCCGCGGCGTCACCCTCTCCACCCCCAAGGGCCAAAAGATGCCCCACGGGTTCCCACGGGGCGAACTACTGAGCGAAAACACCCAATGGGTAAATCGCTCCTACAAGCCGGAGAAGGTGCTTCGCTGGCTGCGAGAAAACTTATTGATTGAAGCGGTTTCTGATACCGCGCCATCGAGGACACACACATGCACTACATCAACTGGACAAAAGGCAAGAAGCGCAAGCTGCGCGAACTGATCGAAGGCGGCACAAGCTACAACCAAGCGGCCAAAGTAATGAAAATTTCACCCAGCACAGTCTTCACCAAATGCGCGGAGCTGGGAATCCACAAGCCGAAGGAGCCGACAGGAACAGAGCGCATTTTGCTGGTCTGCGGCACACCAAACGGGCTTGATTCGCGTGAGATTTCCATGGCTGCTCACTTGGGCAAGCAGCGAGTAAACGCCATCCTCCGCGATCTGATGAACGCCGGAAAGATTCACTGCGCAGGCAAGCACAACTTCAATCGCTACTTTGTGAGCAAGGAGGCCGCAGACGCCTACGACTTGAAGGCCGAGCAGGAAGAGCTAGACCGCAAGGCGGCTAAGAAGCTGGCAAAGATCGTGCAAAAGCGCGAGCGGGACCGGCTGCACATGCAACGAATCCGCGCAACACGGAAAGCGCGAGAGCAAGAGGCGAAAGCAGCGATTGCACCCCCGAAGCCTTTGCTTGTGACACCGCCACCAGTGGTTGAGATTGTGGGAGGGGTGAAGGTCACGCGCTACCAGACGCCGCCCAATCTTTTCGACTTCACCCCGCCTGCCGGTTGGCGAGGGCAGTTTGTGAGCGAGTGGAAAGAACTCACAGGAGCCAGGGCATGAACTGGTGGCCCGTAACTGACGAAGACAAAACGCCCATTGGGCCGCAAGACATATGACCACTCTACACACGGAGGGAAGCCAAATGACCGACTACAAAAGCACAATTGCAGAACTGCACTACTTGGCAGATTGGGCGAAGCATCACTTGGACAAGGCGAAGATTGCCAATGACGCCGCAGGCGCTATTGAGGCGCTTCAAAAAGAAGTCAGCACGTTAGACGTGTTACTTGAAGAATGCAAGATGGACTGGTCTGGTGATGTGACGCAGCTAAAGGCTGAACACAAGCGAGAGGTCGAGGCGCTGCAAGCAGAGAACGAGCGGCTGAAGGCTGATCGCGAGAGAGATGCTTTCCGTCTTGTTTGGGCCATGAATTGGATGCGTATGAGCGTCCACGATCACGGCTTTACAAAACACGTTTTGGAGCGTGGAGGCACGGCAGATTACTCCGACTGTGCGACATACATCGACAAATGCACAACCGCTACCCAAGAAGCCGATCACGGAATCCACGCAAAGGGAGGCCAGCATGAAGATGCCTGAGCCGTTCACCCACTACCGCAACTACGACGAACAGGTGCAGCCTTTCGCTGATGAAAACACGGTGCCACTCTACGACAAGCAAGCCCTGATCGACTTGCTGGAGGCTGCTGCGGTGGAGTGCGATCAAGAGCGTGCAGCGCACCTAATGTTTAAAAACTATCAGGCCGCAATGGCGCTTGCAGACGTTGCTGATTCAATCCGATCTATGAAGGAAAAGCTATGACCACCAAAGACGTATTGGCACTGGCTGCAAATGAATTTCACCTTGTTGAAATTGGTCAGCGGGGCAATGGCTTGCATGCGCAGACTGTTAAAGCCATCACCGCCATCACCGCCATCAAGCAAGCTATCACACCAGAAACCGGAAACGCTGCCACTCCCGAGGCGTCGGCTATCACAGCGGGAAACGGACACGCGCCCTACTCAAACTGCCGCTTTCGCATCTGCGATCTGCCCGGCCAGTGCAAGGGCGAGGGCAAATGCCATCATCCAGCGGTACAGCAAGCGCAAGAGCCGGTGGCGATTGCCAAAGACTGCACATTTCAAGCAACAGTCGGCTCTATCGGAATAGTCGTAGGAGGGCCAGCACCCAAGCAAGCGGAGCCAGCTATCAAGGAATCCTTGACAGTTCAATGGCAGCCTATTGAATCAGCGCCGAAGGATGGAACGGTGATTGATTTGTGGCACGAAGAATTTGGGCGATACCCCGATTGCTATTGGGGCCTACCAGCTCACACATGCGGGGAAATGGGCTCGCTGTGCGACTCGGATGTTCATTCGATGGATGAAGGCTGGGTGGATACCTTCAATGAAATCCAATTCCCTGCCAACCAATACACCCACTGGATGAAACTGCCAACTCCACCGGAGGCGGCATGACCCGAGATGAAATCATCAGCACAGCTAAATCGGCTGGATTCCGCGCAAGCGTAGGCAGGACGGACAAGGAAGGCAACTACCACCCCAACCGAAACGCCATCTTTTCATCAGTGCCTATTGAGTGGGTTGAGCGCTTTGCGGAGCTTGTAGCCGCACATGAGCGGGAGGCCTGCGCGAAGGTTGTGCATGACTACGCCGAATCAATTTACCTATTCCAAAACGAAAGCCAGCTTATCGAAGCGGAAAAGCGAATCCGCGCACGGGCAAAGGAGCAGACACCATGAGCGACGGCGGAAAGGGTTCGGCACCAAGGCCGACAAATCACGAAGCATTCAGCAAAGCCTTTGAGCGCATCTTCGGCAAGAAGCCAAGCGATGAACAGCAGAAGGCATACGAGCAGCAACAAGGAGAGAGCAATGGCAATGTTTCTCAACTCCGATGACATTGAAGAACTGACCGGCATTCGCCAGGGCAAAGCAGGAAAAACCCGCTTTGAGCTGCAAATCGCCGCGCTCAAGAAAATGAAAGTCCCCCACTACGTCAACGCAGCGGGTCGGCCAGTGGTCGCCCGCGCAGTGATCGAGGGCGGTGGGCAGCACATAGAAATGCGGCAATCAACTTGGGAGCCGCGATTAGTAGGAGCCTGACATGCAAGGATTTCGCGCACGGGTTCAAAAGTCGGGGAAAACTTACTACTACTTCGACACGGGCGGCAAACCACGGCGCGAGCTACCACTCGGGCCTGATTACGTCCTTGCCGTCAAGAAGTGGGCAGACCTGACCAGCGAACTCCACAAGGGGGAGGATGTTTCCACCTTCATAGAACTGGCAGACCGATACGAGCGGGAGGTGTTGCCAACCAAGGCCAAGAGCACCCAAGCAACCCAGCGCGGCGACATAAAGATGCTTCGCGCATTCTTCGGCAACCCATCCCCTGCCCCGCTGAACCAGATAAAGCCTCGGCACATTCACTTGCTGCTCGAGCACCACAAGAAGACGCCCACCACGGCAAACCGGCTCAAGCGGGTTTTCAGCCACATGTTCAACATGGCGAGGGCTTGGGGCTACACCGAGAACGAAAACCCCGTGAAGGGCGTCGAAGGCTTCACGCTCGAGAAGCGAGAGGTCTACATAGACGACAAGGTTTTCCACGCAGTCTATGAGGTCGGAAGCCAGCCGCTCAGGGATGCAATGGACTTGGCCTACCTCACCGGCCAGCGCCCGAGCGACACCCTGCGCATGGATGACCGCCTTCTAGTGGATGGCATTCTTCTAATCAAGCAAGGTAAGACAGGCGCACGGCTGCGAATCAAGATCGAGGGCAAGTTAGCCGAGGTACTCGAGCGAATCGCCAAGCGCAAGGATGGGCACAAATTGCACTGCTCGAGCCTGACGGTCAACCAGCACGGCAAGCCAATGACCAAGCAGACGCTGCGCAAGGCGTTTGAAAAGGCTCGAGACAAGGCGGCGAAAGATCACCCAGAAATGGCGGCTGAAATAAAGGCCATGTGGTTCTACGACCTCCGCGCCAAAGCAGCCGACGACACCGCAGAGACGAGGGGCGAACAGGCCGCATCCGATCTGCTTGGGCATGACAGCGTAACCACCACCCAACAGCACTATTTGAGGCGTGGGCGGCTTGTCAGCCCCACAAAGTGACGGATTACCGCTCCGCAGGCGTACACTGCACAACGAATCCAATGGGTTTGAATGCTGATTGAATGTACAGTTTTGCGGAGCGGAAAACGCCGCGCAAGGCCCATGCCTATTGGGTTTTCTAAACACCTTAGAAGGCTGTTGCTCTATCCGACTGAGCTACGGGCACACGCTTAAACATTGGCTTTCTTGCTATCATTTTTGAATGTGCTTGCGGTGCGCTCCGCAAATTCAAAACTGAAATCTATCCAACTTCTGATTATATAGGCCACCCTTCGCCGCTACACCCACCTAAAACCCGCCGATGTGGTTAGCAGGTTGGAGAAGGTTTAGGCGGTAGGCTTGAATTTGAATCCCTGCGCGGGAGATTGCATCCAGAAAGGATGTCCAGAAATTGGACACCCTTTAAGACTGAGTGATATGGGAATATCCCGCATCACTTCATTTGTGAGGAAATCCCACAAATAGCCGAGCGGTATAACGACTTGTTAGACCGTGTAAACGGCGCTTGTCTTTTCTTGCTTCGGGTGTGCGTTTCCGAGCTTTTCGCGTATCTCATCAATCGGCAAGACGCGCCGCCCAATATCCCCATATTTTTTAGAGCGAAGCACTACGGTGATGCTCTTGCGGCTGCGGTAGCCAGCCTCATGCGCCCATTTGTCATTTGCTGCTAAGTGGTTCCAACTCTCAATAATCACACTCGGATGCTCTTTGCTGACAAAGTGGTGATGCACATGCCCAATGTCTATGTAGTGGTGATCTGTCTCCCCGAAGTCCTTGCGGTAATCAGAAGTCATGACGCCGATCAATCGAGCCGGTGGGCATTTGTCGGAGTGGTGAACCATCACCAGCGTTTTGCCCATGCGGTAGGGGATAAACACTGAATCGTTGTTCAGGACGTTGACGCGCCCCGTATGGCCGTAGGCAACGCGCAGTAGTTCGGCCATCCAGAAATCATTGATTCGGGAGTGGTTGCCCTGGTTCACGATCACATCCACAAACTTCGCTTTTTCCGAAACCTTTTCCACGATAAACCGCATCACCTTGGAATAGACACGCAGCATCTTTGGGTGGCGTCCGTCTGCATCTAGCGCATGGTGAGAGGCGGCAGTCGTTGCGGACAGGTTGTCGTAATGGGTAGCGTCTCCCAAGTCATTGATAACGATGCGCTCACATGGCGGCATTTCGTCAATCAGCATGGAGATAGCGCCGCACAGTTCGCGCTCGGCAATCTTCAAATCGAAGTTTTCGTTTGTCTCGGCGGCATGGGCCAACATGCCTATATGCGCGTCTCCGATCTGAATCCACGGAATCACATCGCTCTGAAAGTCCAGCGGAGCCGGTGCAATATTGATAGGGCCAACACCTTCAATGAAGTCGGAGATTGCCTCCCGCATCATCTCCGCCTGTCTCTCAGCGTCTGCCGATGACTTCACCCACTGGCCTACCGCTTTCCCTTCGTTGTTGTAGTAGGTCGAAACGCCTTTGACCTTGAAGCCGTCAGGCACGGTATGAACCATGTCATGCTCTGGGCTGTAGCCTTGCAGCGCCGCTTTCTTGCGGAGGCTTTTCAGTCCGTCCGTGATCGTGCCCTTTGCACAGCCGAGAGCCTTTGCAGCTTTCCGAATCGTGCCGTGCTGCTCCAGTGCCTCCAGATACTCAAGCTGTCGAACAGTGGCAAATTGAGTCAGGTCTTGGTAGTTCATGCGGACAACACCGGTTTGAAGTAGTAGCACTCATGACCATCTAGCTCGGTGGTCACTCCGCGCACTACATATTCATCTTCGATACGGGGAGGCATGGCCCAGCAGGTCACGCCCTCGTCAGTGGCTTGGCATAAGCGGCACTCTTTGCACGTAGCGCTGTAAATCGGGATGGCTTTCATTTGTCCCCCCCAATCGCTGTGATGAACGCCTGAAGCCCTACGACCTTTGCTTCCAATCGGTCAGCCTCTTGGCCCAAGAGGACAAGAGTTCGCGCACAATTTCCGAGTAGCTCTTGCTCAAGTCCTCCGGTTCCATTAGCTCCGGTGGTGCTGGCGGGGTCTTTACTGGCTCCACCGTTGGCAATTTCGAACTGGCGCAGGCTGTCATTAAGCTGCACAGCAGTAGCATCGTGAGCCGCTTTTTCATTTCTGTAGTCATTGCTTACCTTTCGTACTTTGTCATTCAGGTCTTGCTCTTTCTTTCGCGCTTGCAATGCGGCTGCTATCTTTTCGTTAGCAACCTGCACCCGTTCTGCGTTCCATGCGGCCTGCACTGTTTTGCCGCCTTCTGTGTAGGCTTTCCAGTGCGTACCCGCCAAAAAAACAGCGACTACAAGAGCCGCCCACAATCGCCAGTTCAGGAACCAATACATGTGCGGTACTCCTTTTCTCTGCGTGTCGTTAAGCCTTTGAGGGGTTCGCCCTTGAACTTGTCCCAGCGAAGAATCTGCTTGCAGGCTTCGGGGTACTCCTCTTGATTTAGTAGCTTGACCAGCTGAGAGCCGCAGAAAGCACCGGAGCCGATGTTGTAGGCAAGGGATGTGTAGGCGTCGTACTCATGCTGATAGAGCGGAACCTTGACGCATCGTTTGATTGCGCCCTCAAACTTAGACACATCCGAAAGCGCCCGAGCAAGTGCCTTTTGTGGCGTGGTCTTGTCGCCCAGCTTCACGCCTTCAGTCGTGCCAAATCCGAGCGTTGGGACGTCACCCTTCACGGGAATGATTGCCTTCTCGGAATAGCCTTCGTCCATGACGATGCCGACAAGTCCCGCAGCACTCAGGACTAGAGCAGCAATGCCCGTGCGTTTCAGCGCTTGAACCACGGCTTCACCTTCTTGTAAAGCCACTCACCAATCAGAAGCAGCGTGTAGATGGCCGCGCAGAATGAGGCTAGATCACCCCATGACTTCATGCCGAAAGCAGCGCCCCAAGCGGTTGCGATCTTGACCAGTGGAAGGGCTACCGTGTGTTCTTCGTTCATGCGATTCTCACAATGTTCCAGTCAACAGTTGCCCCCGCACCAGAGTTCTGGAAGGCTTGAACTGTCAGCCCGCTTGTGCTTAGGTTCAACGGCTGAGCGGACTGCCTGAGAATGGTCACGACAGACGAAGTTGCCTGCGTGTTGATTAGCCCGACCGTCTGCCAGTTGTTAGCGTTGCCAGAAACAATGCTGATCGTGATGATGTATGTCCCGAACGGCACTTCGGGCAGTGTCGTAAGGGCAGTTGTCACTGTGTTGGGTACGGCTGCGGTGCCGTCCTTTGAATAGAATTTCCCACTCAGTAGCTTTAAGTCGCCCGAGGTGTTATTGAGCATGTATGGCGAAACGAAACGTCCGCCGCCCTGCAACTCTGTCCAGGCAAACGCACCCGACTGCGTGAAATTTGTGGCGCGAATCAAGAGCGCTGATGCGCCTGCGCTGCCACTGACGATTACGTTATTCCCGGCAGCAGTGCAACCATCTATCGTTATCTTGGACTTAGCAGCCAACTCGATGTGGCACGTATATGTCGGTTCAAAACCACTAAACTGACAGTTACGCAATGTCGCTTCGCACCAGTAGCTAGACGTGGAATTGAGATACAAGTCGGCGGTCGTATTCCGCTCAAACCAGCAAGTATCAAACGTCATATTGAACGCTTGCACTGCATTGGGAACTGGGTCGGCAAACACTGCGGTGCCGCACTCTTGGAAAACCGTGGTTGCTACATACAAGGCGTTTATGCCTTGAGTCACGATACCTTGCGACAACGTGCTGAAGTCGCAATCTATGATTGATGCCACATAGCTGTAGGTGGACATAGATGCGGTGCCCGCATACAGAAGACCTATGCCAACAATCCCGCTAAATACGCACCCGTGCAAAGAAAGCCCATAGGCGTTGTCATTAACAACACATCCAACGCTTACTGTTGAATCAAAGAAATAACAGTCTTCAATTACGGTGTTGCACGCGCCGTTGTTGTGAATGAATCTGCTGGGGCTGATAGCGCCATCTGTAAAATAAATCCCACTGACCTTAGCCTTGAACTGCATAAAAGAGGGGCTGCACAAAAGCTCAAGCCCGGTGCCTGCATGGTTCACAATAAACCGGGTGTTTTGACCTTCGCCCTCCATCGCAAAGCCGCGCGTTGTAGGGTCGTTATTGATGTTGATTCCAACCGAGGAATTGAGCAAATACTTGCCGGCAGGCCAGTACAGCTTTCGGCCAGCCGCTTTACAGGCACTCATCGCCACCTGTACTGGGGTAGAAACGTCTAATGTCCCGGCGCCAGAAACCACAGCGGCAATTTGTGCGGGAGTAAAGAATCTAAAACCGCTTACACGCTCTTCATTAACCTGCGCCTGTGTTGTTACGACTGCGCCGGTTCCTGCGGGGGTGAAGCCAATCAAGGCCGCGCCGCCATTCCCCGATAAATCGTTAGTAATGTCCCAAACAGGGTCAGCCCTGCGAGTCCACACCGTAGACCCGTCTGCACGTTTTAACGACAGGTCGTAACTGCCTCCAGACAGATACAGCGGGGCCGATAGCTCACCCCGAGCGTTTAAGGCGATGTATTGACCGCCTAGCCCGTCGCTGGTGTAGGTGTGGGGGATGGTTCCGGCGTGATCCGTGTACGCTGTTTTGTGCGTAGTGGTGCCGAAGGTGTATGTATAGAGCCTGCCGCCTATGAGGGGGTCGCCCAAATCGGTGAAGGCTTGGAGATTAAACTCTCCTGAGAGGGAAGCGGACATTTGTACTCCAGCGCTATCACAGCGTTAAGGGTTGCGAGAATTTTATTTAGTCTTTACATTTGGCGTATGGAATTCACCGACTACATGATTTGGAAAGTCGTCCTAATTGCTGGGGCGGCCTTCCTGTATCGACTTATTTTTGGTTAGCCGCCAACACGGAACCAGTTGCAAGCAATGCCGCCAGTTTGTTGCGGTCAATTTGTGGAACGTTTTTTGCGCCAATAGCCTGCGTCAGCTTGTTAGAAACTGCGCCGCCAGCTCTTGAAACTCCACGGCTTGCAGAGCCTAGGCCGTAGGCCAATTCACCAATCAAACGAGGGGATGCAAACGGGAGTGCCGCTAAAGTAGTGCCGCCCGTAGGAATTGCCGCCATCAATGCGCCGCCACTTGTAGCGGCTTGCAATCCCCTGGGTGTCCAAGAGGACATAGCCTGACCCGCTACGGCTGGCAGGATGTCTGCGCCGTTATCTTCCAAAGTTTTTGCCAAGCCCAAGCGGTTGCCAAAGTTGGTATTTACGTTGTTGCGCATCAGGCTTTGCAGCTTGCGCATGGACGTATCAGCCGCCGCCTTGTTACCCAAAGACAGGGCGCGTTCAACCTCTGCCAGCGTTTCACTGGCTTGGCTGTAATCCTTCATCACCTTTGAGTACGTCGGAGCTTGCGCAGTAATTTCACCCTTTACGGCGTTGTAAGCACTGTCCGCAGCTTTACGCGCAGCCGTGCCAAATTCCGTAGTGTCTCGAATGTCGCTGATTGCCTGCTTCAGAGCGTCCAAACCTTCGGGAGTGTGAAACTCTGCGGGGTCTAGGCCCTTCCATTGATTAACCAAGCCGGAGATTTCATCCACTACGCCTGCCGAGTTCTTGTTAATCACTTGGCCTTTGTAGTTGCCCATTGATTGCAAAGACGCAACAGCCTTGTCAATAGGCGCAAAGTCAATAATCGTTTTGTCAGAGGTTACGCCAGCCATGCCAGCCTTGTACTGGTCTGATCGAACCTTGCGCATCTCACCAAGAGCAGCCTTGGCGCTATCCAATACATCAGTCATCGGAACATTGCCGCGCATGTTGTCCAAGAATGTAGACGCGCCATCTTTACCGGCTTTGTAAGCAGTACGCACGGACTCTGCACCGGCTCCGGTAGTAACTCCCAATGTGTTTTTGGCTGCACCTGAACTAACATCCCTTATCAGTTTTCCCGTAGCGCCTGCCACCTTCACCGCCACCGGCAAAGCGCCGCCAATCAGTGCGCCAGTACCGGCATCGCGAGGGTCAACCATGCCAGCAGAAACCGCGCCATTAACAGCACCACCACCAACACGAAGCGCCGCATTAGTTAGGGCGTTCTGAGTAGCACCAGAGCCAAGAGACAAGCCGCCGCTTTGAATGGCTGGAGCCGCCTTGGTCATCAGATTTGCAACCGCTGGAGCAGCCTTCGCCACCATCGGGGCCGCACGAACCAGACCATTCGCCACCGCACCACCAGCACCCGCAGTGCCTGCAATCTCGCCTGTCAGCTTACCGCCCTTGTACATCAGGGAATCGGTTTCTGCGCCCAACGAAGAAAGGCCAGCGTCCATCCCTGCGCGACGGTCTTGCCCGACAACATCAAAGCCGCCAATGGTTACGGGCTTGCCACCATTCAACGCACGGGCCGCAGCATCAACCGGAGCAAGCAAAGTCGCACCGATAGAGCCAGCGCCGCGCACCAAGCCCGCCGCAAGGTTTCCAGCGCCTTGCTTAATACTTTGGCTGGTTGTGGGAGGAGGATTGAGCTGGCTTGTGTCATACCCATTGCGCTCAAGTCGAGCAACCAAGTCGGCTTTTGTGATGTTGTCCGGCACTCCCTGAATAACCGTGCCGTCAGGTAGTTTGACGTCCATTATTTCAAATCTCCAAAGTTCACTGTTTTGCCACCAGACCCGCCAGCCTTGCCGCCGTTAAGGGCTGCGGGTTGGTTTTGATAACCATCCACATTCAAAGGCTCTTGGTTGTAGTTGGCGCGGATACCGTCTACATCCATCTTGCGGAGCTGCACCGCCCGATCATTCAAGCGCTTGATTTCACCCAAACGCTGCTTAACCAAAGCCGTGTCGTTGATGTTCTGAAATAGCTCATTCCATGCGCGCTGGGCGTCACCATCGGTCTGCACACCCTTATTGAGTCGCAGGGAGTCGTTCCGCAATTTCTCAAGGTTGGTGCGGAAGGAGGCCATATTCCGGCTTTCTTCGGTACTCATGCCCACTGCGTTACGGGCGCTGCTGATTGCGTTGCTCACGGGGCCAAACGAAAGTTTTTTTTCTGCGATTTGCGACTCAATAGCGCCAAGGTCGGCATTGATTGCGCTTGCCGTGCCGATTGCATCAAGGCTCTCTTGCTGCATCTTCAGGGCAGTCGCTGGCATAGGCTTTGGGTTTACCCGCTGGTCTGCGGTTCTCGCCGCCCGTGCGCCCGTCATGTTCTGTCCGCGCATCTGTACGCCGCGATTCTTTGCACCTTCTGAGCGTGTGCGCTCATCCGTCATCACGGCTTCAGGGCTGGCCTGCAATTGCACCGGAGCCGCGCCGATTTGCTTGCCAAATGTCGGGCTGTTCGGGTTGTTGTCTACGAAATACTTTTGCTGGCCGGTGTTTACTTCGGTCGGCTTGGCTGTTCCCTGCTCTATCAATTGTTGCGGCGTAAGCAGGCTTCTCAGGTGCCCAAGCTGCCATTGTCCAAACTGCACCGCATCGCGGGGGATGGCTTGCGCAAGCTGGTCGCCTTGCTCTGGCGTGACCTCTCCGCTCTGAACTTTGGCTTGCAGGTCGGCTATTGCTTCGTCAGGCGTCTTGAATGTAGCCATGCGGGTAGCCGCTGCTGCGCGTTTTTCCTGCTCTAGCTTGAACTTTGCCGCCGATGTCTGAGCCTCCGCGCTGCCGGTCTGGGCTTTGTTCTTCGCAATCTCTGCCGCCGTCTTTTCAGCGCCTTGGATGCTCGCTTGAATGGCCTGCGCCTGCTTGTACAAGCCCTTAGCGTTCAGCGCTTTGGCAAGTGCGTTTTGGTCGCCTGCTGCCTCCATAGTGGCCGTGCGCAGTGTCTGGCCGTCCGCAAAGTCTTGCTGGGCCTGTTGCGCCTGCATACGACCCGCTGCAAGCTTTAGCGCGTTGCTTTCCTCTTGGTCCATATCGGCACGGTAAGCCGCCACCGATTTAACGGGCTGTAGGTACTGTCCAAAAATCCCTGCATCTGCTGCCATTTAGTAACCTCCGCCTGCTGTGCTTGGGGTCGCCCATTTCTGACCGACTGCCCCTAATTGGTTGATAGCGCTGCCCCAAATGTTTCCTTGGGCCATCGTTGCGGCTGCGCTTGCGTTGCCTTGGGCGGTAATCAGACCAGCATTTGCACCAGCCGCAGACGCACCAGCCGCCGCCGTGCTACCCGTAGCAGATTGACCAACGCCAGCCAGAGCAGCCAGACGGTTTAGGCGGTCTTGTTTGCGCTGATAGGCCGCGCCGTAGCCTGTAGTAGCGTAGTCCGTGCCGTAGCGTGAAGCTGCCTTCAATGCCGCGCCAGATACGCGCCCACCCGCTGCCGAGGCTTTGCGGTCTAGCGCTGTTTGACCTTGATTCAGGCCGAACTGATAGCCGGGGTCGCTCATTACTTCAGCCGCTGTCGGCTGCTTGTTCATTTCCGATTGAAGCTGCCCCAGAGCAGTGACACCCGCCGCACGATAGGGGGCATAGTCTGCGCGGGTTGTGTCGTACTGCCGAGCATTCTCAGCAACGCCTCGATCTGTTGCGCCTGCTTGTGAACTTGCCGCACCCGACGCGGAGTCGGATTGCATGCTTGCGCCAACTAACGTCGCGCCTGCGACCGCCACTATTCCCCATGACATATCAATCCCCCTTCAGTAGGTTGCAAGCAAGCTGCTTGTTATCCGAGCCGCCCAGCAGCTCTGATGCCTTGGACTCTGTGAAAATCTCTGTGAGCTTGTCCGTGTCTCGCTCATCAGTCGGATTGGGGGCAAAGTTTGTCCACCGCGAATCCTCGATTGCATAAACCGCGTTCTTCATTCCCGCATGGCAAGTGAACACCTCACCGGCTGCAACTTCCTTGCTGCCTTCATCCGTCATCACGCGAAGCCGCCCCATCGAAACAATCACTAGATGCTCCGTTTTGTGGACAGCACCGACCACGGTTGTGCCTGCGGGAATAGTGATTTCTCGGGCGTACAGTCCGGGCGCGAAGTAGTGCCGAACAGGGCAATCCACTTGCGGCAAACTGAGCATTGATTGCTCTAGCTTGTCTGCTTTTACTCGCAGTGATTGCTGCAAGTCAGTCATTAGCTCACCTCGCGGCCAGAAGCGCGAATGACCACCGCCGATGCTGTATCCGCTAAGACGCTGATAGAGCCGCCTACCTCTAGAGCGTGGCCGCACACCTCGGGAAAGTTGTATGTCTCACCGGCTGCAATGGTCTTGGACGCAATCGCATTGGAAGCACCAGCCGTGCCGCTTTGGGGGACTAGCTTTACAGTGACCACCACCGCAGCCGCTGTGCCGTTGTAGCCGCTGAACTTATCAATAATGGTCTTGACGCCGCCAGCCGTGTAAACGGTGGTTTCTGCGTTGGGCGCGTACTGCGCAGTGAAGAGGGGGCGAATAGAAACGCTCATACATTGTTCCCTTGTTGTAGTCCTTGAATCTCGCTTTGCAGGCTGTCTACTGCAGCGCGAATGGATGAAAGCTCTCCGCAAGCCTGATCGTTTTGAAACTTCGTTAGCTCATCCACTCGCGCCCGTAGCTCGTTAATCTCTGCGGCCATGCCTAGCACGGTCCACAGGTCGTAAACCGCTGATTTCGTTTCTTCTACGCCTGCATCCTCGAAGGAGGAAATAGAGGCGTCGGTAGTACTGGGGCCTGTCACACCGCCTGCGCGCTCGTTCAGCACAGACAGATAACGCGCCCATTCCATATCTATCAAAACGGGGACTTTCTGCCCGTTGACCATTGCCCACCCCAAGGGGATTCGGGCCTGTGGGCTAGTCAGTGCCCTCATGTGTCAATCACCGCGCCATGTATCGCAAACGGCACATCATCAGAGCATCGAATGCGAAACACTCGGTTGAACGAAGTGCCTAAGCCATTCCAGCGAATGCGCTGCATCCACCGGCCCACAGCACCCAGACTGCGCAGCAATTTAGGCCCGAATGTCACGCCGCCGTCATTGCTGATTTCTAGCGTCACGACGCCGCCGTAACCGGTTTTCATGGAGAGTTCCAGCCCGTAAAATCTGATGGGTTCCATCGTGGCTTGCTTCAGGTGGGGCCATGTGCGCTCACGCACCAGCGGACGCCCTGCCAAGTTGTTGACAGACGAATCAAGCCGAACCAGCTTGCCAAACACATCACCGGCAAAGTGCTCGCCAGCAAAGGAGGTCACAAAGCCAGAGCGCAGAGGCTTCCAGCCGTTTTCCCACTCTGCGCGTTCGTGCCATTGCTGCATGGCTGCATCAAACACCCAAGTGGTTTCGAGTCCAGGTGCATTGATGGCGACAAACTCATGGCCCTCGATCTGATACGTCCACATCGTCGCCTTGGAAATGTCGGTGCTACGCTTCAGCGCTTCCTCTACTGCCATCGTAGAAACGCGCTGGGGTTGGTTTCCCTGCGCCATGTAAACAATTCCGGTCCCGCGATCTGTCTTGCCAATCCAAAACAGCGTATCGGCGGCATTGATGGCTGCGCGTTTGCCCACGCAACCTACATCCAGCGTATAGGAGTTGTAGCGGACAAATGGAAAATCAACGTCTCCGCTGTTTATCCAAATCTCTGTCGTCAGTTCGCCAAAGAGCCACAATTGCCGGTGACTCACCCGATGGGTCACGATGTTGTCAGGCGAAGCGTCAGCACTAGAGAAATCAAGTGCATCAAATGACTTACCGTCGTCTATGCCGCTTAGGTAGAACTGATCTGTTTCTGGGTCTACGAACACAAAATATCCGTCTAGCTCTTGCACATCGTCGGAGCCGCGCCATCCTGCGGACCTTACAAGCGTCAAAACGCCAGCCGAGAAAATGTAAAGATTGGAGCCATCCACAATAGCAAGCTGTGTGGAGTTGTGCGCCATACCGACAAATCCGGTAGCCGTGGTCAAGGAGCCGCGCTCAATAGCCACGCCAGAGGCCGAAACCTCATAGAGCTTGCTACCAGCCACAACGAACCAGCGCCCGTTAACGTTGCGTGAACCTCGGATTTCTGCATCAAGGTCGGCAATCTGTACTTCGCCCGGCGTTGCAGCCATCTGCCATGCATCACCGTCTGTTTTTTTGGGGTAGCAGTTCACCGCAGACTGAACGCCTGCTTTCTTGTCGGCCAAGTGGTAGCTTGGACCCACGCATTGAACATAGCCCGATTTCATCCGAAGAACCCTGCGGGGCCAGAGCAGCCGCTGCGAGTGAATGAATCGACATTCACGATGGCGGGTTTGTACTGGCTGATGTTGCCCATCAATGCGCGCTCTGCCCTGTCTAGCTCGACGGGGATGCGCCCAATCACTACAGGGGCGATACGCACCGCCAGAGCAGCACCCAGCGCGGACTTGTAGCCTGCGGGGGCGTAATACTCGGTTGACTCATCGACAAACGTAGCCACGGTGCCGCGAGTCTGAATTTTGATCGTTTGGCCGCTAGGTACAGGCCAGAGAAAAACCTTGTCTGCGCCATCCTGCGCCCACACTTCAGGCCGTCCTGTCGTGTTGGGTGCGTACAGTTCGTTGAACTGCTGCATGGTGATAGGGTCCATTGGGATGTTGTCGGCCGTAGCGCTCACAATCTCCGCGCCCACCGGCACAGAGGCCCAGGCACCCGCGCCCAAAGTGATATGGCCGCTTTGTGGGTTGCTGGTCAGGGTACTCAGGAACAAATGAACGCTTTTTCCTGCGAGTTCATCCACCAGCAGATTCAAGCGCCGCATACCTAGCGCCACATCATCAGCGCTCAGGACTTCGCCGGGGCTGAGGCGGTTGCAACGCTCAAAGGCGTCGTTGATGATCTCGATGGCTTTCATTTATGCCTTGTCGATTTCGCTTTGCAGTCGTGCAGCCGACCAGCGTTTATCAACCTTGATGCCTTTGGACTCAGCCAGGGCAACCAGATCAACTTCTTCGGCTTCACCCTCAACGATGGGGGTTAGCGATGCGTGGGGGTGCTTGTCGTGCTCTTCCTTGCTGTCCACCACAAAAGAACCGTCTTTCGTGAAAAGCCAGCGGGGGTATTCTTGGTATTCCATTGCTCACCTAGTTAAAAAAAGTGGGCCAGCCGAAACCGGCCCACAAGACTCACCACCAAGGAGAAACGTTTACTCGGTTACACGAGCGCCGTGGTCAGGGCGGACGGTCACTTGACCATAGAGCACGTCGATACGGGTGTTTTCCACATCGGTCTGGCCGTTGCCAAAGGTCATCACGCGAATGCTGAACTCTGGGGTGCTGTAGGTGTAACCCTCGCACGATGCCAAGACTGGCAAGGGTACGAAGGCAGCAGCCACGGCGTTTTTGTGGAACGCCAAGTTTTGACGGTAGGCCGTAGAAGCTGCGCCGCTCATGGTGCAGGGTGCGCTGTTTGCAGGCGAAGCATTCACGGTGCCGATCACGCTGGAAGTGGTGGGGGTGATGGGCGGGTAAATGCCAATCGAACCAGTCGTGCCGGAGGCTGTGAAGTCAGCAGTAACCACGAAGCTGCGCAGGTTAGCCGCAGGATGGGCCGCGCCGGTAATCGGGTGAACGCTGCGAGTCGCCGCAATCGTAAACACGGTGCCCTTCAAGATCGTTTGACCCGAAGTCAAGCCGCCGATGTTCAAAGTAGAGCCGGTTTGACCTGCGCCGTTAACAGTCCAGCCGGTAGCCGTGCCGTTGGTGTGAACTGGCAGAGATTGGTTCTCAAAGAACTTGAATCCCTGTGTGTCACCCATTGCGCCGGTGGTGTACTGGTCGCCCACATCAGGACGGAACAGAGCGCGGTCAGCAGCCACCATCGAAGAGTTAACGTCGCTGGAAACCAAGGACACGCGGTCGCCCATCGGAGCCATGAAGCGGTTCAAAGCACCCCGAGCCGTGGCGAATGGAGCCACAGTGGAAGGTATGGTGCCGGGAGTGCCGTAGACGTTAGCAAACGTGGAATAGGCGGTTGCCATCATGTCGGCTTCGACAGTAGACACCAGCGATTGCACCGCAGGACGCAGCCAAGTTTCGCGGAAGTCTGCAACGTCCATAACCTTCTGCACAGCGGTAAAGGTAACGGGAACGTGGCGTTGCTTGTCAACGGTCAGAGATACGGATGTCTCCACGTTGTCAGGAGCCGCGCCGCCGCCTGCGAAGTTGCTACCGGAGTAGGTAACAGGCACAGGAGGGATTTTGATCTTGACGGTAGAACCGGACTTGTAGCCGGCTGTTTCCTTGCCCACATCGACTTCACGGTTGCGGTTCAGGTTCTTGATGAAGTTGCCTTCTTCCATGAAGATTTTTGCAGCTTCGCGGGCCACCATTTGGTGGGTAAGGGTCGTATTTGCCATGTTTTAGCTCCAGCGTCTCTCGACGTTTAAAAGTGTTTAAAAAATTCAGCGCTTGTTGCGTTTCGCCTCTTGGTGCTTTGCCCATTGAACGTCGGTCATCTTCGATTCATCAGGTTCGGCATTCACGCCACCACCACGGATTGACTCCAGCGGAGCGGGAACTTTCGAGGCACGGGGTTTCGACTTCTGCGACTCTGCGGACAATTGCAATTCAAGTTTGGCGATTGCTCGGCCTGCTTGTACTGCGCCCATCTTGCTGATTCGCTCTGCCTCATCCACGTTGTCAGGGTCTGCGAGCCATTCAATGACTTTGGCTGGTTCGTCGGCTTCAAAGACTGCTTCAATGGCTGGCTTGGGCCTACCGCTACGGTCTGTGAGTCCTCCAAAGGCCTCATCCAAATCAGATGAAACTTCGTCAAATCGCTCTTTCCCCCACGTTTTCTCAAGCGACGTAATAACACCCTGTCGGCGCTCACTTTCGGCCTTTTCGCTTTGAATAGTCGGTGCGAGCTTTTGGGCTTCAGCTTTGACCAATTCGGCAATTTGGGCCTTTGTCAGCGTCAGAGGTTCGCTGTCGTCTGTCGTGTCTTGATTGTTGGGATTTTTTACGCCTCGGGTCAACTGTTCCCGAAGCAATGCAGCCTCTGCGCGAGCTTCTTCACGTTGTCGCGTCTTACGATCAAGGCCGCGCCGCAAACGCTCAATTTCGCGCTGCTCTGGCGTCTTTTCTGCCTTCTGCTCTTTCTGTTCTTCCTCTGTGCCAGCTTCGACCTCTGCTCCGTCAACTTGATTTGTCTCGGGGTCAGGGCTTGCCGCTGGTTCGTTGTTGGCAATGCTCAGTTCTTCAGTGGACACAAATGCTCCTAAGTCTTTGCACTCTCTCAAGTCACCAGAGAGGGCAGCGGCGCTTTACAGCGGACGCGGTTAGCAGGGTGATCTGCGTGGAATCCCCGTGCTGAGGGGATTAGGCGATTGCCGCCACATCAATCACAGCGGCATAGGCTGCTGCCATTGCCGCCGTACCTGCGGGGCTTGGGTGGATTCCATCGGCGTCCAACATCGTTGCAGCGTTGGCGGCAGTGATAACGGTTTCCAAGTCCACGCAGGCAAGGTTATGACGCGCTGCCGTCGCACGCACCACCGCATTGATGGCCGACATGTTGGCGTTGTTGCCTGGAATCGAGGACTCGTAGAAACCGCACACCAGAACGGGCGTGGTATTGACTGCGAAACAGTCCGCAATAAATTGCTCAAGCAAGAGCTTGGCACGCGCAACCGTGGGCGTGGTGTTGCGGGAATATGCGCGGATAAAGCAGACTGTTGGAATCCCTGCGCCTGATTGCAGCAAGCGACGCGCACGCTTGAAATAGTAGTCAGGCCGGTCTCCAGACTTACCAAAATTCATCGGACTGACAACAACCGATGGGTTGGCCGCTTGGAGCAAGGCTGCTGCACGCTTCACAGGACCGAGCGAAATGGGAGAATCTTTCAGGCCCATCACAATCGAGTCGCCAAACTCAGCGATTGAGATGGCGGGAGCGTCAGAGAAAATGAACTCAACGGCAGCGAATGGCGAGGTTTGAGGAATGGTCTGCCCTGCTCCGTTGAAGCTACTGCCAGTAGTGCCCCCTGCTGTTGTAACGTAGTCACCCGAGCGGAAACGCGTCTGCCATGCATATGCGCTTGTGCCGTCCTCGGTAACGCCGTTGCCCACCGTCCCTGTGTTAGTGCTTGCGGAGTAGGCGCGGAGCAAAACGCAAGGGCTATCGGCTGGGCTATCGGTACGCGCCAGAGCGTCAATCGGGATAATGTCAGACCAGTAGCGGGGTACGCCAGTGGCGTCTAAGTCTGCGCCGGTAGCTGCGGGAATAGACAATGTGGACGCCTGCCCGCTATTGAACGTGCCGACAGTAAAAGTGCTACCAACTGGCGCGTGGGATGCGTCATAAGTCTGGGTTGCAGCCGCTGCAATTCCGTCAATCGTTACCGCGCTGGCCACGATGGCGTCAAACGCAACACGCACACCGATTGCTCGCGCCGGGATCTTCATCAAGAGCGACCATGTGTAGCCGCCAAAGGTCGTTTGCGCTTGATTGTTGGCAACCCACCCGAAGCCAGCCCGCGCAGAGCGGCGGCGTGTAATTCCCACCTTTTGGCTGATGTTGGCAGCGCCGTTGGTGAGGGCAATCCCCCCGGTGAAAAGATTGGTTTTCACCTCCGCAAACACAGCACCATCGTAAGAAGGCGAACCAGACAGCGCCCGAAACGTCACCACCGTGCCATCAATCAGCGGCCCAATGTCCACCGCTTCATTCAGCACAAGCCGAGAGCCGCTAGAGCCGCCCGGACCTTCCCACTCGACCATCATTCGGTCACCCGCAGCGCAGGTAACGGGCACTGATTGCCCCGGTGTTGTAATCGTGAGGGTTGCTACTGATGGCGCGACAAGTGTAGGCATTACATCATTCCTTCATTGGGTTCTGTGGGTTCGATTGCCTGCTCCATTTGTGGCTCGGCAATGTCGGGAAACTGCATAGGCTCGGGCTGCTCCATCGGCAAACCGCCCTGCCATGCTTCGGGGTCTTGCGGCATAGGTTGTTCGTCACCTAGCGGCTGTTCGCTGGTCAGCATCTTGTTAATCAAGTCGCCCACTACAGCCTCTATCTGGTCCACGTTTGCGCCGGTTACCTTCAGGCGATCTGTTTCAGCCTTGAACCAGTCAATTTCCAGCGCGTCTTCTTTCACCTTTGCAGTGCGCTCTGCTTCGTTGGCGCGTTGCTCGGCTTCGTCTGCGTCTTGTTGGGCTTCGTTGGCAAGCTGCACAGCCTCTTGCAGCGCTGCCTGTAGCTGTTTGACCTGTTGGGCCAATGCTGCGGGGTCTGGTGCGTCCTCGTGGCCTTCGGGCTGCAAAATAGCCTTGACCGGAGCCGGTGCCATTGCTGCCATAGCCTGCGCGAACTTATCGGAGCCGGGGAAATCCAGTGTCTGCGCCCAAAACGGTGCAACAGTCGGAGCCAGCTCAGGATTTCCGCGCATGATTTCGCCAAACGCTGCATTTGTCTGTGTGCGCTGTGTGCTGTAGCTTGCGCCAACGACCACACGAACGGAGTATTTGCCGACGTTCGGGTTAATCGTCACGCCTTCAGGGGAGCGGTTAAACGATTCCTTTTGGTCGGGGTCGTATGTCACCCGACCCGCAGAGCCATCCACACCAATAATGGGCTGGCTGCGTCGTGTGTCGCTCAGTCGTGCGTCCATCTGCATCACGATAGAGCCGACATGCCCAAGACTTGCGGCCATGTGCGCGGGGAAGTGCGCGGTACTGGCTTCGCCCTGCTGCTTGCGTGATTCGATAGCTACGCCGCTTGTCTCGTTGCTGGCTGCGCCCAAATTTGCTTGGTACATGCCAATAGACGCTTGAATGTCACGCAAGGCACTCTCTGCGCCTGATGCGTGGTCAACCAGCGAAGAACCCACTTTGACAAGCGTAGGCGCTTGAATCGGGCCAAGGTCGTCCATGTCCTTGTAGGGCAAGAAGGCACGGCGCTCTACGTGAGCCTTGTCCCACAGTTCTTCAATGCCAGAGACTGCGCGAGTAGATGCCAGCAACTGCGCACCTGGCATCATCAATTCGGATTTGTGGTAGTTGTAAGCCTGCTGTGCAGACCGTGCGCGGCGAGGGATGCCGCAATACTTCATACGGCCATCAGCGAAACCTACATATCCGTAAACCGGCACGATGCCGATAGCGTCTGCTTGGTACTCGGAATCTTCCAGAATGTCAGCGCCACTCATGCGCCGCCACTTCACAACCTGCGTTTTGTCGCTGTAGTTGCGCAGATATTCGAGTTGGTAGCCTGCCTCTTTGCAAGCTGCCCAGTAGTCATCCTCCGTGTCGCTGGCTTCTTGCCCATCAGCGCCCACATAAACGATCATGTTGCGGGTGGTCTGCTCTTTAAACCACTGCTCTGCCACCAAAACAGACTTGCGGTCTGTGTCGTAGCGTTGCGAGTCCAAAGCGCCAAAATCTACCGCCTCCTTGTTCTTCCATCGCTGCTTGAACGATGAAATGGACATGCTGGACATGATGAAACCCCAGTCAGCGTCTGAGCCGTCAGTCTCTACAGACCAGCTATCAAACACCACCTTTAGCGGGTCAGGCTCGGAGCCAATGCGGGGTTCTTGCCAGCCTAGAGCGCGATCTACATAGACAGGACGCACGACAAGATAGCCAACCCCTGTACGGGCTGCGCTTGTCAATGCTCGGGCGTAGTGCTGGCTGGCCTTGGAAGCGTGTTCGATGTGACGAAAACGCCCGTCGATCTGCTCTGCGGCCTTCTTATCAGCGCCACCAGCTACAGGGATAGCGTGAATCGCGGGTGGCTGCTTTTCGACTTGCCCCGCCACGTTTGCGACGTATTGCCCTGTCTGATCGTTCACCAAACATGGGCGCTTGCCTCCGGGGTCGTTTTCGCGCTGTAGGCGAACCTTCTCGTCCCATTGCTGCGGGTCTGACGGGTCACTAAAGGCTAAATCCTCCTCGATCTGGACGCGCTGCTCCCTTTGGGCGTCCAAACCATCTTGATAAAGCTTTTGCGCTTCAATGAGCGCGTCAGACATTGAAAACTTTCATCGGGCGTTATCCAACGTTGCGATGACGGAGAGAGTAAGGGTTTTTTACAGTTTCTAGATAGCCCTCCCCTGCGCTGCTGATTTGGTGTAGTCGTGTTGCGGCATGGCCTTGCCTGCGCGTCGTGCGCCTTCACACGCATAACGGAGCGCATCTATCAAGTGGTTGTCCTTGTCAGCCAGCATTGGCATCACTTCGCCGGTTAGCGGGTCGGTCTTGTAGCTGTAAAGCGTCAGTTCATCAATCAAGTGCTGGCAGCGTGGGTGAATCACCATGTCGAAGCTTTTCAGGAACTCGACGCCCTCCTCCAAACTCTTAGCGCCCTTGATTGCCGAGCGAATCTTAGGGAAGCCGTTGCGCTGCATGTGGCTGATCGTCTCAGGCCGTGCGGAGTCGGCAACAATCGGCCACTTCTCGGACTCGGGAACGCTCATAAACAGGTCTGGCAGATTGACAATCTCGCAGCCCACTTGCCACGCTTCGTAATCCACGTACAGGCGGTTGCCCTCGATAGAGCAGCGAACGAGCGTCGAAGGGTCTACAGAAAAACCCCAATCAGCACCCAGCCGGTAAACCGTGCCTGCGGGTCGCTCAAACTCCTCAATCGACCAGTTGCGAAACACTCGCGCTTCACTGTTGCGCCGGTACTCACCTAGCCAAACGTGCGCGTACTTCTCGGGGTCGCGCCGCTTGTCGAACTCCATTTCCTCCCGTAGCTCATCAGGTAACCACGGGTTATCCATGTAGTTCGCCTGGACAACAACCGCGCCAGTGGGCAATGTCTCACCCCTTAGCAGCACATCAATGGGGTCGGTTGCTAAATCTGGGTTCCATCCAAACCAAAGCTGAGAGCCGGGCTTGCGAATCGTCGGGCGAAGCATGGTTAGGCTCTTGTCGCTGGCGTTCTGCGCTTCTTCAAACCAAGCGCGGTCAAAGCCCTCAAGAGACTTGATCGACTCGCTAGTGTGGTTCTGCATCCCTTCAAAGATCGTCACGCCTCCACGCTTGGAGAATATGCGCCGGTCCTGAATCTCAAAGTACGCGCCTGCGTTGAACTTCTCAATCTTGCTTTCCAGCAGCTTCTTGACGGAGAACTCTAGAGACTTCAGCGTTTCGCGCAGACACACACAATCCAGCTTTTGGCTGATGTTTTCCTCTAGCCACAGTTCCCCAAAGAAGTGCGACTTACCCGAACCGCGCCCACCGTGCGCCCCTTTGTATCGAGCAGGCGCAAGTAGTGGCTCAAAGACTGCGGGTGTGTCTAGCTCTAGCTTCATGGCTTCACAATCCGGCGTTCGATGACCGTAATAAGTTCACCCGCTATCTTTATGTCCTGCGGCTGCGTAGGCTTGCCATAAGCCCTCTCAATGATCGACTGCGCAGCACTTAGGCGCGTCTGTTCCTTCTCGCCGTTCTGCATGATGTCGAGAATCACGTTCAGCGCATCCGGCGTCTTTTCCTTGCAAGCGGCTATCAAATCAAGCTCTTGCGGCGTCTGCTTAGGCCTGCCCCGTGGGTTGCCGGACTTACCAGCGACAAAGCCGTTTGCAGGCGGCGGCTTCTTACGATTTTTTTCTTTGTTAGCAATCATTCCCATTTAACCTTCCCATGTGCTGCCAATGAACTCTCTACCTTGTCCCTGTAGTAATCGGCCAAGTGCTTAAAACCGGCCTTCTTTGCCCAGTACCAATCCCTCATCCTTATCCTGTTCGCATCCTCCCGACTCATGCACTTGAAGTTGGGCATTTCAAAGATAGGCGGTTTTTGCATTTCCTCGGTGCGGTAGAGGATTGCAAACGCGCCTAATGGTCGGTTGAACTGCTGCATGTCTTGCCCCTTGTATGTGTGGTGATTGATGCGGGTGTATGGGCGGGGGTGGTCTAAGCGGCGATAGCGTCACGCTGTACCGTGTGATTCAGGATGTCCCCGCACAGGGCGTTGGCCTCCTTCCAAGCGTCAATGAAGTCCTCGGTCTTGAGTTCTGGGCGCTCTTGCATAGCCTCAGCCACGGCTACATCAAGGGCTGGCGCGTACTTGGCGTCCCAGCGGTAGCCGTTATCTGTGCAGAGCCAAAGCACCGTGCGCAATGCACCGTGCAACTTGCGAACCCATACCGATTCGTGCCCGAACTGACGCGCACCGGCTTCGCAAGGTGTGCCGATCACCACAGCGAGGCAGGCCAGTAACTCGGTGGCGTCCGCTCCATCGTCTTGAGAAAACAGCTTGATTCGCAGGCTCAGGCCTTGGCTGTTGAACTCGCGGGCGGCGCGGCGGCGAGCTTGCGCGTCTTCCTTGGCGGCTTTCTTCTTTTCGGCCAGCTTGCGTTGGTAGAGGGTGGGCTTGGTCATTGGGTGAGTTCTTTCAGCTTTTGGCGGTATGTCTGTGTGATCTGGGTTAGCTCTTCGCGCTGCCACTTGTGGGGTGTGTTGTTGCACTCCAGCGCCTCCACAGCCTCCAGCCCAATGCGGGCAATAAGGCCAATGCGATAGTCCACAGCACGGCCTGCACCCCAGCGGTTGCAAACCTTGCGCTGGGCGTGAGCGTTGTCCTCATGAAATCGAAGATGGGCCGCACTTCCTGTTGACCTGTAGTGCCCGCAGTCATACGCGCCACCCACTTCTCCTGCTCCCAGCGGTTGACCGCAGCAAATACAAGGCTTGCCAGCGTCCCGCGCACGGATGTATGAATTGAATGCAATTTGTGCCTCTTTGATGTAGTCGGGGATTCGTTTGAGCGCTTCCTTGCGGCGCTTTGTCTCTGCCCTCTCCACCTTCGCAGCGGCTCGGGCTTTCTTGATTTCCTCGCGCTCACGCTTGGCCTTTTGGGCGATTGCCCACAGCTCCACGCATTCCAGATGCACGATCTGACTGGGGCGCTCTGCGTCTAGGCGCTTTTTGCAATGGGCACAGCGGGAACGGTTGCCGAAGGTCATGCCGCCATCCTCCCCACAGGCTCAGACCAGCGAACACCACGCTCTGCGCCAAAGGCATACAGGTATTCAATGAACTGAGAGGCCTGCGCCACACTGAAATTGCGGGTCAACACCTCGACCTGCACGATTCGCATTCCATCCAGCGAGGGCAGCAAAGTGCCACCAGTGGGGAACGGGTCGGGCTTGCCTTGACCCTTGGCTTCTTCGCGCAGGATGAAAACCATCGCTTCGACCAACAGGCGCTTCCAGCTTTCGGCCTTCAGCTTCTTCTGGTGGTAGTCGCACTGCTTGGCTATGTCTCCGATCATTGCGTGGTACTTTTCCTCCTGCTCCCGCTTCTTGGTAGGTTCGGAGATTTGCACCATGCAGCCTTCAGGCGCGGACTGCACTGCGCGCGCGGCATTGGCTCGGGCCATGTCGTGAGCCAGGATGAATGTTGCTTTCATACCTTCCCACCCTTAGCCAGCCAGTCGCGGTAAGCGGACTCCGGCGAAGAACCGAAGCCCACCTGAAGGCCCTCGATTCCGCAGCTCCACCATTCGTAGTCATGGCCGCAGTCGCCCCAGCTCATTAGCAGTTTGATTCTTGGTTTCATGCTGTCCTCACAAAGTCCGTGACTTTTCCGTAACTCAAGGGCGCTTTTCATTGGCCTTCTCCGTTACCTTTGCCGTAAGCCCGTAGAGCATTCCGGCCCCGTTTTCCTCGTACCAGCTCGCCGCCCATATGGCGTACTCCTTCCCCGCCTTGGCGATGAGCCACAGGCAGTGCCGGTAAATCTTTTGTTTGAATTGCTGGTCGCATGGGGCGGCTTCAGATGACGGCATGCAGCTTGAAAGGCTCACGCTCGCGCAACTTGGCGCGGTGGTTCTCTGCCATCGAAAGGCAAGCGTCCTGAGTGCCCACCATGACAATCCGGTAATCAATCGGGCTGTTTGCCAACAGCGCCTTTTGCGCAGCCGCCAGAGCATCGGCCAGCGGTTGCACATGGAAGTTGTTGGTCTTGTGTGACCACTCCAAAACGTACTGCGTTGTTTTCATGTCGGGCCTCATTCGTAGCGGTGTGGATAGGGGTTGTAGAAACACATGTTTGGCGAGTCTTTCTCGCCCACGAATTGCCATGAATCGCGGTTGAACCAGAGGAAAATCAAAGGCTCACCGTCTGCGTCGCCGTCATAGTTGCGCTGCTTGAAAACGCGCACGGTTGCGTCTGGTTCGTCCTTTTTGGTGGACTTGCCTTCTTTGGCTTCAAGCTCTTTGGCCTTGTTGCGCCATACGCCGATCAAGTTGTCGGGCTGGTCAGCAATAGAGCCGGAGCCTTTGAAGTCGGACTTGTCCAGCGGGTCGGTTTCTTTGTTGCCCTTGCGCATGTGGTGGACTAGATGCACATGGCAGTCGTAATCCTTGGCAATGGCTGTCATCTCGTCTACAAAGGCCTTTTGCCCGTTGTAGTCATCCTCGGCTCTGACGCACTTCGCCAGGTTGTCGATGAAGATGTGCTTGATGCCTAGCTCTTTGGCGCAGTAACGAGCCATCCCGACAACCAAGTCCGCATCAGTCGTGCCTTGCTGGTCATACAGCCACAAGCGGCCATCGCTCCAGTCGCCAAACTCGTCATAAAGCTGGTCGAGTGCGGCCAGTCCGTCAGACCCTTGAAACTCGGGAGAAAACGGGTTCATACCGTTGTACATACGGGTCATGCGCTCAAGGGTTTTCATGGGCTTCATCTCAAACGAAGCAATCGCAACCTTTTCGCCTTGACCCATCAAAGACAAGGCAACTTGACTGGTCACCAAGCTCTTGCCGTGACCGTTGACGCCGCCCCAAATCGTGACTTCGCCATAGCGGAAGTCGAAACCATCACGCACTTTTTCCCAAGGCAAATGAATCCGGCGCTCGGTGTGCTTTGTGCGCAGGCGTTGCTTCATGTCGCCAATCCACACACGGGCCTTCTTCACCTTCGCTTTTGCGTCCGTCTCCTTCAGGTACGCGGCGAAATCAATATCGTCTGGCAGCAGTTCAGCCATTTGTCGCTCCGTCGAAAAATTCAATCCATTGGGGTGTTGTGTCGCGGCGGTCTTCATGCGCATGGCAACCCACCACCTTTGCAGCGCCTGCGCCCTTGCAGGCCTCAAACATGGCCTTGGCTCGGCTTTCTGTGCTACCCGACACGAAGACCACCAGACCCACCAGAAACCGCAAATCCAGCGAACCAATCGAGTCCTTGGCTTCGACTGCAATGCAGGGGGTGTGCGGCTGCATAAGCTGGCCGGTAAGCGTCACTGGCGCGTGCCAGTCGCGTGAAAGTGGCGTCACTTCGTCGGTCACGTAAACCGATGCGGGTTTGCGGCCAGCGGTGCGCATGGCGATCAATGGGGCGTGGCCGATCATCAGAAGCCCCCCGCAAATGCGCTGCTGCTTGGCGCGGTGGATGGCTGCTCGTCTTCCCAGCGGCGTTGATTCAGGTACGTGGATGGATTGGGGATGAACTGCCCGCCGTCCTTTTGCCAATCGGTGCTTTGTGAGCGCGTGGCAAGGTCAGCCAAGATCGTCACCAGTTCACCGGCTTTAACCTTCGCGGCTTTCCATGCCTTCAGTGCAGCAGGCTTACCAACCTTTTTCGGGTATGCGGAGTAAAAAGAATCGAAATCCACCGCGCTCGCGGTGTGTATTTCTTTATCTGTATCTGTATCTTTATCTGGAGTTTGTTTGCGTTCGGTTGCGTTCGGTGTGCGTTCATTCTTGGCTTTTTGGGCCTCGCGCCATGCTTTTGCACGTTCTGCACTACCGTCTTCACGCGAAACCTGCCTAGATTCCCACCCTTTGAGCCTGTCACCGTCCAAAACTCGGGACTGCATTGCATCAATGATTGCAGTGACTTGTTCGGTTTCTAGGTCTAGTGCGCTCGCAACATCTTCACAGTTGAACGATTGCGTTCTGCCGCGTTCGGTTGCGTTCGATGCACATACGAGCAAGTGATTGAACACTGCAATCACATCACCAATGCGCTGCCCGCTTACCTTGGAAATGGTGCGCCACTTAGGGTCTGTTGGCATGTCGTGCCAAAGCCGGAGCCATTGATTAGCCATTACAGAAGCACCCCCTGCACCGCTGGCAACTTCACAGGCGCAACAGTGCGGCCAGAAACGTTGCAGGCGCGTTTTTCGGCCAGCTCCAAGAGGCCAGCCTTGCGCAGTTCATTGCAGCGTGCGCTCGTCACATTTATGGGCAGGCCAGTGATACCAACAAGCTCTTGCAGGGAGTAATCAAAGCCAGGACGCACAGCAGCCAGAATCTGAGCCTGACGCGCAGACACCGTGCCGTCTTGTGTGATGGCGTGGAATGTGCGGATAGAGGTTTGAGCGACTTGGGTGCGCATTACCGGCCTCCCCTGCGAATCTGATCTGCACGAATGCCAGCGTTTGGGGTAGACCGTGCAAGATCGCTGAAGCGGTTTACACGGGTAGCGTCTTTGCGGGCCTGTGCTTCGGACTTGGTGCGGCCAAGGTTGATTCCTTTGGCGGGTGCTGTGAATGCGTTGCTCATGGTTAAGCGGCCTTTTTCAATGCCAACAGTTGCTGCTCCAGTTCGCGGATTTGCGCGTCCTTGGACTTGTCAACCAGATCGCAATTCAGTCGGTAGGCTTCAAACTGAGCGGGGGCGCGGTTGCCACACAAGGCCATCAAGTCCAAGCGCTTGTTGCTTGGAAAGTTGCCACGGCCTTTACGCAAACGGGAGAAATGGCCCTTGTCGATTCCCAAGGCTTCGCGGATTGCTTCGTCGCTCAGGTTGGACAGATTCATGCAGAGATTCAGGGCGGCAAGTTCATCCTTGCAATGCTTGATTAGCTCGGCAGGCACATCCTCTGGGCGGCGCATTTCTGCCATCAAAGGCATCTCACGTTGCGAATAGTTGCTCATGGTTGACTCCGGTTGACTTCGGTTTTTTCCAAAAAAAAGGGACAGTTGAGGCATGAACAAATCACGCCTTAGCTGTCTCCTTCTTGTGTTTCTTGGCCAACTCGGGCCAGACAATCTGCCAATCAGCAGGGCACAGGCTTTGGCGCGTAACACGGCGCTTGCTGTGCTTTTCGAGTGCAGCGGCCAACTTGTGGTCGCAGGGTTTGCACCCGTAACTGACGTTTTTGATGTGGCCGAGCGAGAAACCGCACTTGGCAGCAAGCGTGTTGCGCTCTGCTTCGCTCAGCTCGGAGAGATAGGTTTTAAGTTCTTCCATGCCCGCATTACATCAAATAGTGTGCTGCGTGTCAACACCATTTGATGTATTTGAGGATGTAAAACCGCGCTATGGCAAAAACTCAAGACCCAAACACCGAATTGCGGCGCGCGGCATTCCGCGCTTACTGCGAATCAAAGGGCTGGAAAAACGATGATGGAACGTGGGCGAGTGTTGAAATTGGCAAGCACTTCGATAGGAAGTCCAACCAGATCAACAACATTCTGTACGGGCATGGCTCGTTCGGCCCTACAGTGGCAAGTGCCCTCGCATCGTATGCAGGCCTAAGTGAAGGCTACTTCGAGCCAGGCGGGGCTTCTGGTGGTTTGTCGCCGGTCGCCTATGAGCTGGGTCGGACCTTCGACAACTTTGGCTTTGATGACGAGGACGGAACCGAGAACGCTGCGTTCAATGCAGCAGTAGCTGCGCTGGTTAAATTTTTGCCACCGCGCTCTGCCAGCTAAGCATCTGCGCAGTTGTGGGGAAGATGATGTACCGCCGCTTCTCTTTTTCAAGCTCTGACACTCTCAGAGTCAAAGCCTCCGGCTGCATTGCTTCTTGTGAAAGCGCAACAGTCTCCCCCTTCTCCATCTTGTATACATTAAATTGCATTTTTCCCTCTTGATGCTGTGTATTTATACAGCCTTTGAGGGGTGCCGTGTTGTCTCTTTGGTTCCATTTTGAAAATCACAAAAATCGTTTCGACGTCTATCGTTTTGAATAAATGCTGTAAGCAAACACAGTAGAAGTGTTACAAAATTTACAAATAAGGGTAATCCCCCAAACGGGTGAATTTGACCGAAAGGACAACTAACTAGAGCTGTAAAGGCCGGTGTCGCTGGATTAACCAACTTATAGGGACTAGGAAATGAAATTTTTAACAACAGTGGCCGCGCTTGGCCTGTCAGCAGTCGTATCCGGCTGCGCAACCGTAGACACCAACGCCCAAAAAGAACTGGTGCAAGTTCACGACTTTGCCGGTAAAACAAAGGCGCAGATATGCGGCGCGGCCCGTGACTGGGTGGCGCTCAACTTCAAGGATTCAAAGGCGGTGGTCGAGGTCTATGACTTGGAGCGCGGCAAGCTGATCGGCAAGGGCAATATGACCCTTATGGGATTCGCTGGCACTCCGCAGCGCATTGGATTTACCATGACAGCAGATTGCAAGGATGGAAAATTCCGGTCGGCTTGGGGCGACTTTACGGGGAGCTATCAAGGCAACACCTACCCACTCAGGGAGGATTCTATGAATAAGCTGCTGTCTAGCTCGATCGCGGAAGCCAAGCGGATGGACGCAAGCATGACCGCCTACATCGCAAGCGGGGCGAAGGACTTTTAAGAAAGCCCCGCCCAAATACAAGCCCTCCCCGAGAGGGCTTTTTTACGCCCGTTACTTCACCGCGCCTGGCTCTGCGCTTTCCATTGCAGCCGGTGCCGCGCCGCTTCTTGTGCCGGTCCCGCTTGTCGAGTAGGTAATTTTCTCAAGCACGCCATTCGCGCCGATTTGGTACATCGCCATCGACATGGTGTAGTCAGCCCCGCCAGCAAATGCGCCAACTATCGGGATGAACGTTGCGCCCTTGACTTGGTATTGCATGCCGCTGTAGCTGATGAACTTCATGCCGCTGGCAATGGATACCGATGTGGGTTTGCCCAGCTTGGCAATGATTTGAGCCTCGGTAGTCTCACCCTCCTTGAATTGAAGCGCTGCCGCCTCGCTCACCTGTGTGCCTGATGCTGCACACCCGCCCAAAAGTGCTGCCGCCAGCAACGTGATTGCAATTTTCATTTTCTAGCCCCTGTTATTGACCCTGTAGTTTGCCTCATGGGGCGCGTTGTCTCTGGGTTGCGAATTGCGGGTTTCTACCTAGAAAAAAATTTATTCAAAATTACATCAAATAGTGTTGACAAGAAATACACCGTTTGATGTAATACATCCATGCCGCAAACAAAGCGGAGCAGCAAAGGGCAAGCCCCAACGCAAGCAGCTACCACGGCTGGAAACATGGAATAGGTCTGGAGACAGACAGAGCGCCCTAGCGATGGCGACACCCTTTCGCAAGAGAGGGAAAGCACAAGCGCCGTGACAGGGGGTTTGTGTTTTTAACCAAGGAGAGAGAAATGCTCAGTTCAAAGACAAATTTTGCAACCCTCATTGCAGCCGCAGCAGTTGCCAGCATGGGCATGGACCCGCGAGTCGCATCACACGGAACCGGAATCAGCGTGAAGAAGGCTGCCAAGCGCTACCCGCAGATGGTCGTGAGCAAGCCGGAAGAAATCGCGGCATGGAATCGCCAAGTGCAGACGCGCCAAGTGTTGCGACACGAAGCCCGACACGCTTAACCCCCTCCCCGCCCTTCCCCAAGGGCAAATACCAAAGGCTCCACATCGGGGCCTTTTGTTTTTCAAGGAGCAACGAATGACACAACCAGCAATCACAAACAACCTTCAGATCACAAAAGAGCGCGTTAAAGAGTGGGAAGCATGCGCCAGTGGATACCGCTGGTTTCTAGAGAAATTTCCTCAAGGCGGCGAGTTCGCTGAGGTCTACACGGCCCTACAAGCTGACAAACGTTACGACGATTCGGGCTGGCTGTCTGACAAGGTGTTTGCCGAGCTTGATACCCCATTCTCGGTGCGTCAAACCGTGCTGATTAGCGGCGCAGATACAGCCAAGATTGAAAAGTCTGTGGCTGATGGCGCAAACGCTGCGACCACTGGCGACTGGGCAAACGCTGCGACCACTGGCGAAGGGGCAAACGCTGCGACCACTGGCTACAGGGCAAACGCTGCGACCACTGGCTACAGGGCAAACGCTGCGACCACTGGCAACTGGGCAAACGCTGCGACCACTGGCGAAGGGGCAAACGCTGCGACCACTGGCGACTGGGCAAACGCTGCGACCACTGGCGAAGGGGCAAACGC